ATATCTTCATAATCATTTTCAATATTTAAAATTTTAAGAAGATTTCTATAATTTGATACACCTTTTACATGCCAAGGTGTTCCTTTTGTTGGTTTGCCATTAACAATATATTTTTTTAAATTATTAATACCAATATTTGCAGCAAGTTCTTCAGGTGTAAGTTTTAGTAATTCTTTTTTATATTTAATAATTGTTTCTGTTATTTCGTCTTCTGGTTTTCTTTTTAAAATAAGTTCCATTATATGTTTTAATCTTGGTCTAATTGCTTCAGAACTATCAGACCTTACAATTTCAAGACCTGTAACAGACATTTTATCAACAGGTGTTCCTTCTTCATCAACACACCAATAAGCATATTTTTTCTTTTTAATAAATAATGCAGATTTAGCAATAATTTCTTGTTTAAATTCAATCTTAAAATCTTTAACTTGTGAATTATAATCTATTAATTGTGTTTCATCAAATATTCTTTTATTAACATATTCTTCAATTCTTTTAGATTCTTCTTTTATACTATTAATTTTTTCTTCCTGACTTTTATCTTTCCATTTAGGGTCAAATAATTCAAAATAATCACCAAGTCTAACAAAAAGACTATCAGTATCTATGTAACAAATTAAGTCATTTGGTAAACCATCAATATTTTTTTTATGATAATATTCATTAACAAATTTTTCACCTTGTTTAATTGTATGGCGACCACAAGAAGTAATTGCTTCTGCGATATTTGTATTAAAATATCTACTATATGGTACAGCAAGAATACCAAATACAGCATTTAGCCAAATTTTTAATGCCCATTGAAATGAAAACAATTCTTGTGCTTTTTCTATCATATTATATTTTTCATTACAGTCATTCATTTTAGAAGCTTTATTTTTTAAATTTCTCATTTTTTGTTTTACTTCTTTTCTTTTGAAGAAAACATTTCTTTCAACTTCTGGTATGACACCAATTTTTGCTGTTGAAAAAACAGAACCACAAGGAGCAATAGCAATTAATCCTTTTTTCAAAGCTTTATTAAAATTTGTTAATTTAATTCCTCTTACTTCTGATACACCAGTTGTTTCTTTAAACATAGTAAATGGTCTAAATTCTCTTTCTTTAACATAATATATCATTTGACTTTCTTTTAGCCCAGTTATTCTACCAATATATGTTTCATTAGACATATTTAAAGCAATAATATGTGATGGATAAGATGAAGTAATATCAATATCAATAATCCATGAGTGCATACCAACTATTGGTTCTTTTACATGAGCAGCTTCAAATGTTTCTTGACTACCACCTGCAAAATATGGAGCACACATATCATTTCTTCTATAATGTGTTAATAAAGCACCTTCAATAAGTTGAGTCATAGCATTATAATATTTTGCTGGTGCTTTAGATAAAAGCGAAAGTGATTGAACTAATTTTATATATCCAAGTTTGTCTTCTAAATCACTAACTCTTTTACAGTCAGTAATATTATATTTTACATATTCTTGCCAATCATTAACATATAAATCACCTAAAGTACCTATATATTTTACTTTTCCAGTACCAAGTTCATGTTGACAAACATATTCAAGAGTATATTTTTCAAGTTTATTAGGACTATACCATTTATAAATATTAAAATAATCAATTATTGAAACACCAGCTATATCAATATTAATTTCTTCAATTTAATAGTTCTATTAATAATATATGGTAAGTCAAAGTTCCATATAAACCAACCTGAAAGAACATCACAAGGATACTTATTTACATATTTTAAAAATTTAATAATTAATTCTTCTTCGCTTTTACATAAAACAAATATATTGTCTTTTAATTTTTTAACTAATGGTTTTATACCAAATGATATAGATTTTTTTAATTTATTATCATAAATTGATATAATTGTTATTGGATCGTTTGCTTCTGTTGGATTAGGAAATCCTTTTTCTGCATTAACTTCTATATCTAAATAATATACTTTCAAATTTGGAACAGATAAATCATCATCTGGAATATTATAATATCTTTCAGCTAAGAATTGTACTTCAGGTCTTACTTTATTTTCATACATTTTTGCGCTAGTATTTTTTTGCCATTCATAATAATTATAATAAGTATTAAATTCTTTTTTTCTAACATTTATACCATCTATTGTTTTAATATTTGAATTTTGAAATGGAAGATAAACATATGGCACCCAATCAATTTGAGTGTACATATCTTTACCATTTATTTGTTCCCATAAATGAATTACTGATTTTTTGTTGTTATAAAATACATTTTTAAACATTATATACTTCCATATGTTTCAAAAAAACAAGTGATACATAGTTGACCAGCACCTTCAACATAATAATCTCTTATACTTATATCATCGCTTTTTTTGTAAGGTGTTATTGAATTACAATATACACACTTTTCTTTTTCATTTTTTTCTAAGTGTTTTCTAAAATATTCTACTAAACTTTTAAGTTCTTTCCTATTAAACTTCTTTCCACCTAATTTATGCGGAAACATAGGAAGATGTTTTAATAATTCTTTTTCTTCTTCTTCTTTCATTAGTTTTATATCCTCTTTGTGAATTTCTAAAATTTCATTTATTAATATTTCAGTTTCTACTCTATGATGTGCAACGGATTCAGCTAGTATTCTTTTATCATGTTTATTCATTATCTTCTCCTACTGTTACTTGCTTGTTCTCGTTGTACTTTTTGAAATATTTTTCTTTCATCACCTGATATTTCTTTTTCACTTACCCATAAATCTAATTCTGTTGAGTCATATATTTTTAAACTTCTTGTATCGTGATAAAACATATTAATTTCACCAACACGACCACCTAATCTATTCTTTACAATTTTATACCATATTTCATTTTGATAAACCATGGCATCTTCATCAACACCCAAAATTGACATAAAGTCTGCTGTTGCTGGAACACCATGACTTTCTGCAATATAATTAAAGTCAATTTGTTCAAATCCAACAAACGAACCTTCTCTATTTAATTGACTAACTGAAATTACTGGTATTTCAAATTGAAATGATAATGCTCTTAATTCTTCAGCTATTGTTTTTACTGAACTATACATATCACCGTATTGTTTATATGCTGCTCTCATTAAGTTAATATAATCAACATATATAACTGATATTTTTATGTTTCTTATAATCAACTCACGAAGATATGTTTTAAAATCAGCAACTGATGCAGCACCAGTTGGAAATTGCTTTATATATAAATTTCCTCTACCTTCTTGGTCTCTTATTTCTTTAAGAGATTTTACTAATTTACCTTTATGTTTTTCAGATAAATAAATTCTATTTATATCAAGTTTTGAGTATATAGAATCAAATCTTTGAGCAAATTCATTTTCAGACATTTCTAATGTTAATAATACAATATTATGACCATGTAAAACTTGTCTTGCTGCCATATTGGCCATTAACTGTGACTTTCCACCATGAATCTTTGCTACTAAAACAGAAAGAGTAAACGGTGGAAAACCACCGTTTATAAACTCATCAAATTGAGGAAAATAAGTTGGTACTCTATAATCTGTTGCTGTAAATATCTTTTTAAGTCTGGAACCTAAATCTTTGAAATAATCTAATCCTAAATCAATTTTTATATCTTTACATAAAGCTTTTTCTATTTTTTCTCTTAGTAAATTTACATCTCCACCACTATCAATTAAATCAACACCTTCTACCATTGCTCTTTTTATGGCTTTATCTTTTAAAAAAAAATTAATTTCTGCTAATAAATGGTCTTGATTCTTAGCAATATCATACTCTATTGAATCTACTTCACTAAATAATTCCTTGATATTAATTTTATCATCACTTGAATTTATAACTGCTTCTGTTGGTGCAATTTGGTGAAATTCATCTAAATGTTTTTGATAATACTCAAAGGCATATTTTACTGATGGGTCATCAAAATATTCTGATTCAAATACACTACAAACAAGAGTTAAAATTTTCTTATCAACCATCATTGATTTAACAATGAGTTTTTCTAAAAAATCA